GTAGCATCTTCTACAATAGACATCCTAGACTGTAGACGCATGATCTCTTCACCATTACGTTCAATGTCTGCCATCATCATAGATACAGTCCACACAATAGCCCCTGCTTGAGCTATAAGACCAAAGATAAGGGTTATAGGTACACTTCTGGAGAGGTGCCAATTATCCTCTTCCTTAGTCATGCTGGGTAGACTTTACGATCAAGCTCAAAGTGAGGTGCATCATAGAAGCTCTTCCAGTCACCACCCCACACGATGGAAATGTCAAGCTCTTCTGCTGCATCCTTCATGGCTTCAGCCATAGTTTCAAACCTATCTAAATCTTCCCAGTCTACAGGCCAAGGAACCATGTCTACAGCATGACCTGTGATGTGTCTTGAGTTAAGGGTAGTGGACTTACCCTCTTTGAGTAACTGTCTTTGACGATCAATATTTCTAATACCTTCGATAACTGTGAAGTCTACCTCAGTGATCTCTATTGCTTTTTTAACTACAGCTTGCATATCAGGGTTTACACCTGACAAGTTCTGTAAGCTACGTGTTCCTAGTTTATATCTCATAGTATCCTCTTATGATGGTTGAATAGGCCAGATTGGATTTGCTGGGTCTGTGGTGTTTGCAGGCAGATCACGCAGTGCCTGACGGTATGTGCGCCACTCTTCTTTTTTAGCATCTGTTAGTGGGCTGTCTGAGGATTGCGTCCAGTCTGACCTAGAAAGTTCATAGTCGCGCTGATCTCTTAGTCCTGCCAAAATATCAACCGAATGTATTTGCTCTAGCTCGGATTGCGATTTTCTTACTGGCTCACCGTCAACGATTTTATAAAAATGTGACTTGTAGGCTCCAACGATGTAAGAGCAATCAGGAGGGACGTTTGCCGCAACACTTTCAGCCCTTCCGCCATAATTGCCAACAATTTCACCTGTGTTAGTTTTATAAATTGTGACAGTAATCAACGCTTAATCTCCTGTATAAGCAACCCATGTTCGCGCGTTTGTGTGTCGCTTGAACCAAACCCTTGTGTATGTACCGCAAAGTTATAAGTGCCCGCAGTAAGATTTCCTAAACCAAGTGACCCATGTGTTACCATCAATGTTGTCACCTGAGATGTTGAGCTAGTCCCCAAGCTATTTGATCCATATGAATAAATTGACCCCGTTCCACTTGGTGACGTAACATTGGTGGTGTATGAGGCGGTATAAGTGGACGAAGAATCTACATAAATTTTAAACTTCGAAGCTGCTCGACTTGTCATGTAGCTAAAATAAAATAAAAGTTGTGTACTGTCTTCTTCTTTAACGAACCCATTAATTGCGCACACAATGCGACCTTCACTACTATTATAAAGGTCAGTAAAACTTACGCCATCGTGATAGGCTTGCCCAATGACCGCGTTATTCGCAATCTGAGCAGTATCAACACCACCAGAAGAAATAACAAGCGCACCACCGCTGTTTTCTAGCTGCGAACCAGTTAGCTTAATGTGATCCGCTTCCAACGTGCCAGCGGTAATATCTGTGGCGTTTAAAGTGCCGCGAATAGTTGCATTCTGAAACTCAGCATTGCCAGTGTCGCGTTCAATCTTCCAACCGCTTGTTCCAGCAACATAATTGTCACTCTCAATATCCGTAGCAACTTGAATAGAACCACTTGGAGATGTAAACACTTTAGTCTGTGCAGATGTTGTACCATCAATAGTAACAGTAAAGTCAGATGACCATTCCTGAATACTGGTGTCCGTAATATCTACACTGGGTTGTGTTAAAGACCAGTTAGATGTCAACCCAGTAAAAGACGCAGTAGATACGTTGTAGCTTGTAGCAGAAGGAGTACTAGGGGCAGAACCCTGTAGTGTTTGGTAATATACTTTACCAGTTACGACAGTGTCTCCGGTCGCACCATCTGTACCATCTGTACCATCAGCACCATCTGTACCGTCTGTACCATCTGTACCATCTGTACCGTCTGTACCATCTTGTGGGTCTTGTAGAGTTGTTACTACACCAGTACCAGAAGAAAACCCTGATACGTTACCTGTATAGTCCTGAGACTTTAACCAGTAGTAACGTGTAGTAAGTTCTGGTAGACCAGTGTGAGTAAACTCTGAACTTGCTGTAGTACCAATTAGGGAAGCGCCAGAAGTTGTGTTACTTGTATTTACATAGACTTGAACCTGTTTAAAATCTGAGTCTGAAGGGTTTGTCCATGTAATAAAGTTTGATCTGAATGCACCTGAACCGCTTACATTAGTCGCTACAGCGGGTGCAGTTGTATCACCAGTAATAGTCACAGTTGTAGTGGATAAGTCAGATTGTATACCCAGTCTATTACGCGAACTAATACGAAGATTATAGTCGTTTCCAATCTGCACAGAAGGGATACGATAGTATAGGTTAGTAGTTACTATAGACTGATAGTTAGTTTCTGTAGATCTCTTCCACTCCAATACATAATCATTCACATAAGCAGTGTCAGTAACGGTCCAAGCTACTTCTGCACTAGCGACAAGGGTTCCGTCCTCTTGTATTATTACCTCTGTGGTGGGTGTACCATCAAAGGTTGGTTGTGGTGCATAGTTAAATCTTGAAATTGTTGTGTTGTTACTAGAGAAAGAAGACTCCTCTGCGTTCCAGTCGTATACACCAGAAGAGGTTTCCTTAAGTGTTAGTTCAACCTCTAAGGCTGTACCCCCACCGTAAGAAAATTTCCATTCTATAACTTCAAACACTTTTTGGTTCCAACCCATACGTGAGTTAGTTACCTTAATGTTGTCTCCTACACGCGCCTCAAATGCCTTTAGTCCAAACTTTGCCTTGACAATAATTTGTTCTCTAGCTTTGTAGAGTGTTTGTTTAGCTAGACGTTGAGCCATAGGCATGTTTGTCGTAAACGGTAGGGGTAGTTCTAGTGAGTTTCTTTCCCCACCGTCTTCAGTTTCAAAGGTAGAAGATGTAATCATTGGGTAGTCTGTAGGTATCCAATCTTCATCAGGAGAAGAAACTCTACCAGTTACAGAGTTAAACAAGTCCCTGCGCGAAGTCTTAGTATCTACAGATAAAGGCCCTCGCAGGTCACCTTCATCAAAAACTGCAGTTAGTGGTGTACGATATTTACCTACACGTAGTACCCACTTACCTTGAGCGTAAAATAAAGAGCCTCCACAGGATGACAACATGGCAGGGATGACCTCTTGAGGAGCCATGTCCCTTGTAAATACACCGTTTAACTCATATTGAGTTTGTGTTGAGCTGTCTGCCAGTGTAACAGTTTCGTCACAGATGTCTGCTTCGTCAGCCCACTCTTGATCATCAATCTCGTCAAAGTCTGCATTTAAACCATGTTCTTGAGTAAGGTAGTCTAAAATACATAACGAAGGGTTGTTGCTGTACTGCCAAGTAGCATCATTGGTCTTCCTGTGTGTAGATACCCCAAGACTTGAATCATAAGCAACAGATGTACTATCTTTACGAGGGTCATATACTTTACGCCCCTTCACGACAGCGTTTACGGTTGGTATACCGTTTGTAAACACTTTCTTGTGGTACTCAAAATTAGTATACAAGAAAGAAAGACCATTACCTGTAAAGTCTGTGGAGTTTACCTCTGAGTTATTGGTGTATGCGTACAAGTTAGATAAAGCTGTGGTGTTGTTAGAACCGTTGCCTTTGAAAACCTTTACAAACTGGTTTCCTCCATTTTTCCAGTTAGCATCGTTTACAGAGCCACCAGAACTAGACCCGTTACCTATATTAGATGCGGCAATACGCCCATCGTTAAGGTAGATGTCTCCAATTTCCTCTACAGGGTGACCAGCTATACAGATAACCTGCTGTAAGTTACTGCTGTTGTCTGTACTTTCGATGTAAGTAATAGCACCACCGACACGGGTTTGACCATATATCACTTGCTTAGGTGAGTCTGGTTGTAGTCTGTTGCTCAAGTCTGGACTAGAAGGTGCAGGGACTTTAGGTGCTAGCTGCTTCAAGGCCCACATAGTACCAGCAGTGTAGATAGCGTAAGAGGCTACTGTTGTAAGTAAACTCCCAGCAACAAACACTGATGGTGCTACAGCCGTTAAACCCGCTGCAACAACTGCTGGCATTTTAAACAACTTATAGTTAGGGCTTAGGAACGTAGTGCCTCTTGCCCATGCGCCAAATTCGTCTCTCATTTTTCACCCCATGCAAACTGTATTTCGTCTGTTGGTATAAATTGTAACTCTCTAGCTCCGACGAAAACAGACCTGTCTCCTAGACATATACCAAGGGCAACTCTTGTAGTGTTGTTTTTTGACCAACTAGATGTACCTACTAAATTACTATAAGTAGCTTGTAGAGTAGGAACCCTGTTTAGATTTTTATCTAACGCTTCGTGTAGTTCGTTGTAGCCAAACTCTTGTCGCATCTCTTTTCTGGACAAAGGTCTATATCTTTCATTGTAATATCTGTCATACCACTCATCAGCATAACCCTTGCCAGTCATTTTACGCCAAGCTACATTAGTGAACACAAAACAATCGTGAACACCCCAAGAAAACCTTTTGTATCTATTCTGGTCTATCCAATTTGTAAGGTTCTGTTTCCAGTCGGGTAGCACTATTTCCACTCTACAGGCTTATCTTGAATGTCTGTTAAGAAGTTTAAAAATTTATCCCCTGAGTTACCGCTAATACTTTGATGGCTTGACTTAGTATACCTAGCGACTCTTGGTCGCTCTAAGTCAATAAGCCTACTCTCAATGTTAAGAGATACACTTACGGTATCAGCCGCTTCGACAATGCTCATAACGTCCATATAGCCTGAGAACACCTCTGCCATATTAGTCACACCTACTATCCCCAAGTACAGTTTAGCAAGACGGCCTTGATAGCTTTCAGATAGTGCAGCAGATAAAATGCTGTTATTAAGACCATCAAGTGTTATACTAAGACCTTGTGCAGATAGGTCAGCAACCTCAGATGGCTCTCCTAACTTTAGCAGACTACCTACACCAATATAACTGTTTGATGACCCACCCTGTGGGGTAAGTGTCTTATTGCCAATACCTGTCCATAAGTATACAGCAGTGGAGAATTGTAGTTCTAAGGCATGGAATAGTTCAACCTCACCAGAGGAGAGTTTAGCAAGCATACCTGCAGGTAAAGTGCGGCTCATAGTGCTTCCGTTGCTCCAAATGTTAAACCATAAAAACTGGCATCATTAATTGACCATTTTGTGTCGCTTGAGGCTAACCTGAAACGGCCCTGCGGTGTTGTTAAATCTGCTGATTCTGCTGATGCACCTGCACGTAAGGCTGGCCATATGTCTAGTACATTAGACTGCAAAGAACCAGTGCCTGTGTAGTCACTCAGAACCTTGTACAGTCTTTGGTTATTACCTGTACCTAAAGAAAAGTAGTCTCCCGCTTTAATTGTCTCCCCTGATGGAACATTAGCATCAACAACTCTTTCGCCTGTTGTGCCAGTTATAGTTAAAGAACTAGCGTCATCAATGACAGATTTACCATTAGGATCTCCCAGTAGGAAAGTGTGATATTGTCCTCTTAGGCTCATCAGGAATGCTATCCAGCGTTCTGCATCACTACGTTTCATTTTTGGTAAGGACACATCTGCTGTCCAAATCTCACCAGAGTAAGCATGTGCTTGTCCTTGGAATGTAAAAGGAGATTGGCTGTAAGCTACAGCATTGATAGCATGTAACTCAATGGACGCTATGCCTATATGTGTTGGAAGGGGTAATGGGTTATTGTAGTTAATAGCCATTATGCAAAGTTCCTTCCATACGACCCGCCTCTACGTTTAGCATCAGCAACAGCAGCTTTAGAGGCTTCTGCAATTTGTGGCATCAGGGATTTAATCTCAGTTCTTACAGTTTGTTGTACACCTGTGGAGACATTGATAGTTTGATTAACTGTTACTGTGCCGCCACCTATTGACTGACCTTTAGCGTGGTCTACTACAGTCTCTCTAGGGTGTAGCATAGCCATAAAACCACCCTTACCATCTAAGCCACCTGATCTTGAGCCTGAGCCTGTATAACCGCCACCGTCAAATTTGACGAAAGGATTACTACCTGACATAAGTTCTGTGGCCTCTGTTGCAAAATTTGCGGTAGTTGTTGTAAGACCTGTTAGACCCCCTACAATTTGATTAACTACGAGTACCCTGTAAAGTTCTTTAATAATATCGTTAGCCATAATATTAAAAGAGTCACTAACCTTTTTAGTGTGGTCAACTAAAGACATAAAGAAATCGTCAAAAGGTGCAGCTAAACTCTTAGCCATGTCTTCGATGCGGTCTAGTTCCTCTTGCTGCTCCTTTAGAGCTTCATTCTGTTCTCTTATACTCTCTGTAAGTCCTATAGCTGAGTCTATTTGCTCAGGAGTGTACTTACTGTAAGACTCTCCCAGAGCTTTCATAACTGAAGCTCTATCTTCTTCTACACCAAAAAGACGCTTTTGAAGCCTAAGATTCTTCATAAGCTCTTTCAGAGGATCTCTAGGAGCTTTAGGAGCTTTAGGTGGCTCATCATAAATAGACTTACCCTCTCTGGAACCAGTGCCGAATGTTGGATCTTTGTCAGATCTTGTTCCTCTTGCACCGTACTTCCTAAGAGCTTGTCCAGCAGGAGATTCTTCTATAGCTTTAATTTGAAGATTCTGAAGATGTAACCTAATACTTTCTTGCTCATTAAGATCTTTTAACGCTTGTTTTTGATCAACTAAGTAGTTAAGAGCAGCCCTTAAACGGCCAGC